TTTATTAAGTGTTACTGTTTTACCTTGCCACGTTGCCATTAGGCATGAAATACAGTCATTGTAAGAAAAGTTGATACAGTGTACTGAATATAAATACCATCAGTAAATATTACTCCCTCTTCTGGTATGACTACATCTCTTGTTGCATCAGCATCACCAACAGAACTTAATCCCATAATACTTGTTCCTGAAGGAGAAGTGTTTAAGAAATCAACAGTACCTGCAGTTGCTGTACTGGTTAGATAAATGCCTTTAAGTCTACTTCTACCTGCAAATATAACATCTGCGGCTGAACCATTAACTCCTGCTGAAACGTTACCTGCTGGATTACCTACTGCTGAAATACCAGATATAGTTTTAAAATATTTAGTACCAGTAGCAGTACCTGCATTAGCACCTGTAATGGACTCTGTTTGAGCATCCCCATTGACATCAGTTCCCGTAACAGTAAACGATTTAGCGGCATCATTCCCAGCCGAGAGGATAGTAACTACCCTCCCATGACTGAGTGCAACAGCACCGCCAGAAGCTAACGCACCACCTATAGTAAGTGCTGCGTTATTTCCGACACTCGCTGCTGCGGAGATTCCATCTGCATCTAAGGCTACTGTGTCTGCGGTTATAGTGACCGCTTTTACATCTGATCTAGCCATAAGTTACCCCTTAGATAATACCTGTAAGGTTAATTAGTGAGTAGTCAGTCGTTACATTAACAATCATTACTGTACCAATCACTTGTATTACATCTCCTGCTGCTGGTCCAACTGCTCCTGCTGCACCTAAAGGCACTGCATGGTTGCCCACAACTAATGTACCTGAAGTTAATACAGCTTGTGGACCTGATACTGCGAACCAACCATAAGCACTTGCTGCCATATCGACAACAGTTACACCTAGTGTAGCGCCTGTAGTGGTAGCAGCTTGAACAATTTGCCCACTGCGAGGATCAGGAATTAAAGTAATTCTTGAAGATGTTGTTATAGCTGTTGCTAAATCATCATAACAAGTAATTATTATTGATGGATCTGCTGAATGATCGTGTGCTGGGTTAGATTCTATTCTAAGCATCTGACCTTCACCCGCTGCATCGTTTACATAAAGATATCCGCCTGCATATTGATTTAGCGTTATGTCTGTACCAGCAGTTTCTACTGATATAGCTGTTTCACCTGCGGCTACGCCTGCAGTTGGAGTTAAATCAAAGTGATGTGCTATAGAAGCCGCGTGAGTTACACATTTACCTGCTGTAACGGCTGTTGCTGCTAATCTACCATAAGCATAAACAGTATTACCGTAAAGCAATCTACTGCCTAATGGAAATAACTTAGTAAGTCCTGAAGTAAACGGGTCAACTGTACCGTATTGGCTTCCGCCTTTACCTACGATAAAATCGGCTGGGCCATATCCTGTTGCTGCTGCGTATTGAACATGTCCACCATCATCAGTAAAGATATTACCGTCTGCGTTAATTACTAAACCATCAGTGATGGCTCCTGTTGATGCTGCTACATCAATGGTTTTAAAACCATTTTCGGATCGAACTGATCCAGTAAAAGTCGAATTTGCCATAATTTCCTCCTACGGAAATAAGTTCTATTGTCTCGGCTTGTCTGCTAGGTCAGTCGATAGAACAAATAAAATTATCCTAGTTCATCTGATTGTATACTAGATAAGATTAAAAATGAAACAAAAAAAAGGGAGCCGAAGCTCCCTTTATCAGTAGTTGAGTAAAAAACCCTACTGGGGGTTCAAATTAAGCACCTTGAGAACCGTATACAGCTCTAAAGTTAGAATATCCAAATGAATATCTTTCTCTAGCTTTGTAACGCATGTTACCTGTGTCAAAATCTCCCTCTAATGCAGTTTGCATTGGTGATCTTTCAAAATGCTTGAATCCATCAGGACAATCCGTTTTTATGAAAAACGCATCAGTATCCGTTAGATAATGATTCACAACATAACCATTAGGTATCATTCCCATGTTTTTAACAGCGTTGATATCGTTGTCAGAAGTTCCTACTCGCCCTGGAGTTTGTAGTAATCTGTCAGCAATAAATTGAAGTTGAGGTGGAACAATGAGTTTCATTCCTCTCAAAGCAATTGCCAAACCTCGGTCATCGGTAAACGTGCTGATATTAATTAGCGCGTCTTCGAGTGAAGTTTCATTCAAATCTGCCATTGTAGTAGCGCGGTTAGCAAGTGAGCCACCGCCACCTAGAGGGTGGTCAGTTGCAATCAATACTTTACCGTCACCACCAGTTGTAGAGAACGCGTTGTTCAATACAGCAGCAGCTTTGATTTGCTTAGTGTTAGCCATAGAACGTGCAAGAGCTTTAGTATATCTAGCTCCTAAACGGTCATATAGGTTATCTTCAACAGCTTCTTCTGTTAATGCAAAAGCAAGTGCAACAGTTTCGTGAGTGTAGCGAGAAGTATAACCTTCGTTAGCATTGTCAAATCTGACACCTGCTCCCTCAGTTTTTACTTCAGCGTTACCGAAACCTGAAATTAATACTTCTTCTTCAAACGCTCGGTCTGATGATTCTGTATCAAAAATTTCAGCATGTTCTGCTTCGTACCTAGAATATTCCATCCCAAAAAGGGCGTTTAAACCAGGCTCTAGCTCTTTAGCGAGCTGACTTCTATTTATAGCCATTATTTATACCCCTGCCGCTGCAGCATAGAAATGCTCGTTAATTTTAACCACAACATTAATGTTTGCGGAACCCGTTGTAGAGTTGGAAGGATCTTGAGAGAACCCAACAATTCTAAATTGCGCAGTACTAGTACCTGTAGTAGAAGAAATCTCTACTGCTGACATACCAGTTTTAGTAGATCCTGCAGCATATGTTGCCATATCCGCATTGTTACCAATTGCTGTAGTAGCCATAGAGCCGTCACATTGCACTTCGAAAAGTGAATTTGGATCGTCTTCTACCAAAGCTACCATATCATCTGCTGCTGTTGCAGTTACATAATGAGATTTAAAAATTACATCTCCACTGCTATCTGTATACTGCACACCTCTAAAGATACCCAATAAAGTATCACCAGCGGCTGCTACTGCAATGCCACCTGTGCTTACCATTTTTACTGGATCCCCTGAGAATATCGCCCCAGTTGTCCCAGTTAGCAATTTATATCCAGTAGATCCACCGTTTTGTGGACTTGAACCTAATTTGCCAACTGTTCTTAAACCGAAAGCTGCATCATTATTAGCCATAATACATTCCTTTCTTTTTAATTATTTATAAAATAGTAATAATCATTATTCACGATTACCACCGCCAAAAGTTACGCTTGTTTTTCTCTCTGGTCGTAAGATCGGAGAGCTTGGATCAGATTCTTGCATTAAATCATTGTCAACCGCATCTTGTTGCGTTTGAGCGCGTCCTTGAAAGTAGGCGTTCCTTTCATCACGCGTTTCATTGGGAATCTTAGCCAATAACAAACCACCCACGGATACAACACCTGCGTGCCTTCCATCGTCAAGCGTAGGAAGTTGGAAACCATCTAATTCTTCAGCTTTAACAAGTTCAAAACCTTCTCTTAGCCTAGAAGTTACATTTTTTCTATCTTCCTGTCCAACGATCTCAGCCCTTATCCATCTGTAGGAATAACCTTCAGATGCAGGTGGCGTTTCCAACATTGATGGGGGTCGCCAGGGTTTGCGAGCGGTACTTTTAGCTCGTGTTTCGGCAGAACGTGAAGTTCTGTTGGGTGATGCTTGCGCATCGTTATTCAATTCTTTATTACTCATATATTATCCTACCTTTTAATGTGTTTAGCATATTCTTTTAAAGGCACATTCAAACGCCTCGCCATTTCAACTTCGCTCTTGGTTAGCTTAACTTGTCGTTTTCTACCAGAGCTTTCGCTTCTTCCAGCAGGAGCTACAGTTTGCTGTATTCTCCCTCTGGACTGTGCTTCCCCACCATCGCTAAACTTATGTGGAAACTCATAACGCATACGTTTGTCTATTTGAGTGTAATACATAGGATCAGTTGTATCAAATCCTTCTTCTTCAATAAGTTTACGATGAATGTTAAAAGCAGCCAAAGTCATTGTCTCATCTTCCCCAAACCAATCGTTTTTGGTTGCCCAATCTTCTGCTTTTGGGTCTGGTTTAGGTGCTTGAGCTTGAATTTGAGCTTTAGGCTCTTGATAATTTTGATAGTTTTCAGTAGGTTGCACTGTCATCTTAGAAGTAGCTAACTTACCTTCCTCTAAATTAATTTTACCTAATATATCTTGAGCTTTAGTTACTTTATCCCAATCTTGATCTTGGTAAGCTGATTTCAAAACAGCATTGGCTTGCGCACGTTGCGATTTTAATCTGTTTTCTGCTTCAGATTGATAGTTCTTATTTAATTCAGAGCTATTTTTCTTTAGCGTTTCATTTTCAGCTTGTAAGTTCTTAGCATATTCAAAAGCAGATTGAGCAGCACGTTCTTGTTCACGCATTTTTTTAGTCAACGTAGAAATACGTTTCTTTACGCTTTTAGAATAATCAACTAGCTCGTCTTCTTCTTTGTCTTTGACTGATTCTTCTTTTGATATATCTTCTATTGGTGCTTCTTCAGTAGAACTTACTTCTTCATCAAGCTCAACAATTTCAGTAGGCTCTAAAGCTTTATCTTCAATTGCTTCAACTTTTTCAGACTCTTGCATGATTCCTCCTCATGTTAAACACTGACAATATCGTCAGGGTCGTCTATTGTTGCGATAACTTCGTCATCGTTTATGATACGGCACTCTGCATCGTCACCAAGTTTGAACCTAGCTCCTGCATATCTACCAATTAATACCCATTGTTTTTCTTGGCACCAGGGTTGATCGCCAAATTTATTTTTATCTGAGTAGCATAAAGGACCCATTTTAATAACATAAGCTACAACAGTAGCTAACGATTCTCTATCAATGGTTTCTTTGGCTAATACAATACCGCCTTTCGTAACGGCCTTGCCTCTGTATGGAAGTATTAACATGCGCCATCCAGACGGATTCGGCATACGTTCCAAAAATGATTTATCTAATAGTGTTGGATCTAAAACTCTTTCTTCAGATTTAACGTAAGCTTCTTCTACTGGAGAACCATTAGCGTCCCATCCTGTTTTTGCTTTCTTTTCCTTATTTTCTTTCTCTACTTCTTTTGCGATATGTTCAGGTACTACTACCTTTGTCATCGTTTTCACCCATCCTTTTCAGCAACTCCCTTATTTCTTGATCTACGTCATCGAGGGAATTGTATCGACCACGCAAATAATTGTATTCATCAAAGCTTTTCGTGCCATTTAGAATCAAACTCTGTAAGTCTGATTTCTTTTCAACTATCTGTTTTTGTAAAACTTCAGCAAGCCAAACAGCATCCATTAATAAACGCCAGAAAATTTACCGCCAAATTCGGCAGCGCCCATTCCTCTTGCTTTGCCTTTACCCATACCTGGGGTTGGTTTGGTACTAGCAGAAAATGATTTGCTTTTCTTGGTAACAACATTACCTTTATTAGAGTAAGACTGCTTACCATTTAAAACAGTAGGTGTTTTCTGATCTTTCACTTCAGTTCTTTTAATCATAGTTATAGCTCTTTTAATCCAATATCAATTAATTTTAGTTCTTTTTGTTGATCGAGTCTATCTTTTGTCGTTTCGTCCTTCATTATAGCTATATCACGCATTGCATCAATACGTTCTCGGTCTATTGTATCTTGTTGGGTTTGTTCCATTGACCGTTGCTCTTCACGGGCTACAAACTGTTGCTGTTCTTGATTTAGCTGTTGACCTTTCAACGCCAGTTCTTGTTTCCTAATAGTGACTAATGGGTCTTCTTCTTGAGGTGTACCAATTTGTTGAGAAAATTGAGTCATTAGCTCAGTCATAATAGGTGCGCTAAATTGTGCCAATATATCATTGGCTTGCATATTTAACTGTCGTGCTTCAACTGGATTTACTTGTTCTGCTTGTTGTTGCAACTGTTGATATTGTTGCATCGCTTCTGGTGGCATTTGCTGTTGAGCAATGACATCAGCTTTTAATTGTAAATGCTGCATAATATGAGAGATTATGTTGGCTTGCACTTGAGGATTGACTTGTACAGGTTGCAAACTTAATAAACTAGCATGAGAGGAAATATGGGCATCGTGATTTTGTTGTGGGAATGCTTCTGCTTGACCGCCCATCAATAA